TGATTTTGACTACATGGAGGGCGAAAACCCGATTGGACATGTAAGTGTTAGTCTTGCTGAACCTTCCTCGATGAAAGTATACTATAGTACAGGTATTACAGAAGATATGGATTCTGTACAAAAGGACGGCTGGTATAAGTTTTTAAAAAGTATGAGAGCATTTGCTAAACGCAGACTAATGAACTTTGATACCAGAGATATTTCTAAAGATCATTTAGATAAGAGAGATTATGCTTTCCTAAGCCAATATTCGCAAAATACACAAGTCGGAGAATCAGTAATGAATGAAGGCATGTTTGGTACAAGCAAAACCAGCTATCAAAAATTAGAAAACACAAGACTTATTGTAAAGCACAGTAAGCAAGTAGACGAAACAAGTCCAGGCTCAAGAGCAAGAAATATTTCAGGCTTGTTTATTGAAAACGCAGATGGCGAAAGATTTAAATATCCATTCATCCATTTATCAGGCGCAAGGGCAATGCAAAGACATGTACAAGAAGGCGGCCTTCCTTATGATGAAATTGGAAAATATATTGTAAGTTTGAGCGAACAAATTGCTCAACTTAAATCATTCGGTAACTATGTTGTTAAAAATGACCTAATGAACAGCGACACTAATTCTATTGTTGAACGTAGTAAGCAAGCATTAGAAACTTTAAAAAGAGAAGTTCATAAACTAAGCGGAAGATCATACTACGGACAGTTTAAAGAACAGTTTCAGCCACAAGACACTGCTGAAATACCAGATGAAGTTATCGACGACCTAACAGCAAAATTTACAGTTAAAAAGTTTAACGAAGAAATGAAAGATGTATTTCCTATCATTCATCGATTGATGAAAGAGGATGAAGTGACAGAGCAATCCGACGTAGTCGACCATAAAGAGGAAAAACTAGCAGACGTATTTAATAAATTTGAAAACTGGGTTAATGAACTTGGAGAGGCGAGTGCTATTCAAAGTTCAGATACTGAAGAACAAAGTCAGGCAGTTACAGATCTAAATAAATTAATCGGAAAACATTTTCCAGCAGGCGTAGATGGTACTAATGCTATTCAAAGTTTAGAAGGCATTATTGACGATCCTAAGTTATTATCTCGTATTAAGAATACTGCTTCAGAAGATTCAGACGAATGTATTCGTCCTCTTATTAAGCAATGGGTCGAAATGAATGCTCCAGAAATCATGTCTAAGTTAGACTTTGGGGATATGACCGACGAAGTTGAAAGTGACCAGAATGAAGATAACGTTTCGGAAGAATGGGATACCAAAAAACTTGCTGAATTTGTGTTTTCGTTTTACGATAGAGAAACAGGCAAGTTTCCAAAAGGCGAAACAGGCGTATTAACAATGGTTGAGAAAAAGTTTGGTGACCGTGCGGCACAAGTAGCCAACGGATTGATCCAGAAACTTTCTAGTAAGCAAGACGAAGGCATCGTTGAAAAAGACTCTAATTTTGTATATGATTTACAAGATGCCGGATACAGTGATAAACAGATTAAAATGGCATATGGTATTTTAAATGATCCGCGTTATAAGCAAGGCAACTTAAAAGGCGCACTAGCGGCAATTGAAAAGATTGCTCCAGGCATGTCAGAAGAACCAGCAATACAGAATGCTATTAGAGCAACACAAGAAAATATCGAAACAGATGAAAAACTATCAATTGGTCAGCAAATGGCTCGTGATGGTATTAAGTATAGTAGAGATAAAGAAAAAGAAATTATTGGTCAAATTGGCGAATACATGAAGAAGAGTGGATATAGCGAAAAACAAATCCGCTATTATCTAAATTACGACGAAGATTTTATTTCAGACGTACTAGGCGAATTACCAAGGGACACTGGCGAATCAGACGAATTGAATCGCATTAAACAACTTAGTGGATTTTAATGATTTTACGTATGTAAAACATTTAAAATAATGTATAATTAATAGTGTAGTAGGAAACTGCTACACTATTTTTTTTAGTGAACTCAAGTGGGACCTGTTTAACTCTCCCATGAACTGTTCGCATAAATCTCAATGAAAGGAGACACATTATGTGGACTAAACCAGTAGCAGAAGAAATGCGCTTTGGCTTTGAAGTTACAATGTACGTAATGAACAAGTAATAGCGTTTGTTTTAAATCCATCACATTAGGAGTTAATTATGAAAATTTTAATGATGTGGATAGTGGCAAGTTTGTTCGGTGCTACTGCTTTTGCAACAGAGGGTGTTACACCTGTTCGTGAAGCAGAATCAAAGGATGAACGAACCGAAGCACGTTGCGAATCTTGGAAAAAGGAAAGAGGCAACAAGTATGCCAAAGTTCCAGGCTCCAGACTAGTATGTGCTGACAAGAAGTAAAGTAGTACAAATACTCCCGTCCAAAGCGGGAGTATTTTTTAATAAATATTACTCCAAACGGAGATTACCAAAATGTATTACACACACAGTTTAATAGACTTTTTTCAGTTGACAAAGAAACAAATTATTGTTACAATAATTACTGAAGCTGAAGTCCAAGCGAGTATGCTCAAGTTAGTTGATAGTCAAACACAATTGGCTAAAGACTGGAATGACACTACCATGAAGTTAGCCAAAACAATTTTTGATAACTTTTTGGGTCAGAAAAAAATANAAAAANACTTGACAAACTAAATAATATTGTGTAGTATATACATTGTGCTACACATTAAAGGCACATAGTAACAATAAGGTTACTAGCACATAGGCATAACATTAGGAGGCATAACTATGGCAACATTAGCAGAAATCCGAGCAAAACTTCAAGAAGCTCAATCTAAAACCGGTGGTTCAACCGGTGGCGGCGACAACGCAATTTACCCACATTGGAACATGCCAGAAGGTCAGGAAGCAACAATCCGTTTCTTGCCAGATGGTGATTCAAATAACACTTTCTTCTGGGCAGAGCGAGCAATGATTAAATTGCCGTTTGCTGGAATTAAAGGTGATACATCAAGTCGTCCTGTACAGGTACAGGTACCTTGTGTTGAAATGTGGGGCGATACTTGTCCTATTCTTTCAGAAGTACGTGGCTGGTTTAAAGACAAGTCACTAGAAGATATGGGTCGTAAGTATTGGAAGAAGCGTTCTTACATCTTCCAGGGCTTTGTCGTTAAAGATCCGCTAAATGAAGAGTCTACTCCGGACAATCCGGTTCGTAGATTTATTATTGGTCCTCAGATCTTCCAGATTATTAAGTCTGCGTTGATGGATCCAGAACTAAACGAACTTCCAACAGATTTTGAACGTGGTGTAGATTTCCGCATTGCTAAGACTAGCAAAGGCGGTTACGCAGACTACTCTACATCAAAGTGGAGTCGTAACGAGCGTCCTCTAGATGACACAGAACTAGCGGCAGTAGAAGCCAATGGTTTGTTTAATCTAAATGACTTCTTACCTAAAAAGCCAACTGAGGTTGAGCTTAAGGTTATGAAGGAAATGTTCGAGGCGTCAGTAGACGGCGAAGCATATGATCCAGATCGTTGGGGTCAATACTTCCGTCCAGCAGGAATGTCACAAGCAACAGGCGATCCGAATGTAGCACAATCGAAGCCAGCACCTGCTCCAACTCCAGCACCAGCGGCTGAATCAGCACCTGCTCCAGAGCCAGCACCAGTTGAAGCGGCTCCACAAGCAACTGAAACACCGGCAGAAGGCAACGGCGACAGTCGAGCACAAGATATCTTGGCAATGATTCGTAGCCGCCAAAACGGTTAATAAGAAAACAACACCCCCCAGGCTTAGTATAACTAGCTCAATACCGGGGGGTTACTTGCTTACAAAGGAGTTAATATGGCAAAAGCATTTGACATTTCTAAATTTAGAAAAGACATTACCAAGAGTATTAGTGGGCTTGGTATTGGCTTCAATGATCCTACTGATTGGATTAGTACAGGCAACTACGCCCTTAACTATTTGATCAGTGGTGATTTTCATAAAGGTGTACCGCTAGGTAAAGTAACTGTATTCGCAGGCGAATCAGGCAGTGGTAAATCTTATTTTTGTTCAGCGAACATTGTAAAGTCGGCACAAGAACAAGGTATCTTTGTAGTACTAATTGACTCAGAGAATGCTCTTGATGAAGCATGGCTACATGCTCTTGATGTTGACACATCAGAAGATAAACTTATGAAACTTAACATGAGTATGATCGATGATGTAGCAAAAACTATTTCGCTGTTCATGAAAGACTACAAAGATATGACGGAAGAAGATCGTCCTAAAGTATTGTTTGTAGTTGACTCACTAGGTATGTTGTTAACACCGACAGATGTTGATCAGTTTGATAAGGGTGATTTGAAAGGTGACATGGGCCGTAAGCCTAAAGCACTAACAGCACTTGTTCGTAACTGTGTAAACATGTTTGGTTCACACAACGTGGGAATGGTATGTACTAACCACACTTACGCATCGCAAGATATGTTTGATCCAGATGATAAAATTTCAGGTGGTCAAGGATTTGTGTATGCTTCTTCTATTGTTGTAGCAATGAAAAAACTAAAACTAAAAGAAGATGAAGACGGTAACAAGGTAAGTGAAGTACGCGGTATTAGAGCCGCTTGTAAAGTGATGAAAACACGCTACGCTAAACCGTTTGAAAGCGTACAGGTTAAAATACCATATGAAACTGGCATGGATCCGTATAGTGGTCTTGTAGACTTATTTGAGGCAAAAGGTATTCTTAATAAAGAAGGCAACCGACTTAAATACACAGACCTCAACGGAGAAGTACACTTGGACTATCGTAAGCAATGGGTTGGTGATAAACTGAATATGATTATGTCAGATATCGCCAATAAACCAGACATTGCTGAACCGATTGAGGTAATTACAGATGAAGAACCTCAAACGGAGATAAATGAATAATGAACCAAGAATTCTTAGCAGACTTATGGAGTACAGTAGTTGATTACGTTCCTGAAAAACAACGTAAAGATCTTGCCTACAACTTTGTTAATTTGTTAACAGACTTTGATGTACCAGCAAGTGTCATCGAAGGAATGATGGGTATAGACAACTACTTAGATAACGCAATTGAATACGCTATCGACGAAGCTGATGTTGAAGATGAAGCTGAGGAAGATGACGAAGACAATTACAATGATGAATGGGAAGATTAATGAGTAATTGGTACGATAAAGTTTCTAAGGATATCAGCAACATACCAGATGCTATTTCACACTTTGAGAACGAGCTACTATTAGCAAAGCAAGAAGTGCGTATTAGCGGTATTGTTGAACAAGCATCCGCAAAGATGCCTGGTATTGTAGAACATCGTTTCAACCAATTACAAGAAATCGAAGCCATTTTAGAATATCTAAATATTGAACTTCGTCGGCTAAGAAGCCAGCATTTTCGTAAGTACCTCGAAAACTATCAACGAGCTTTAAGCAGTAGAGACTGTGAGAAGTTCGTTGATGGCGAGGCAGATGTTGTTGATTTTGAAAAGATCATTAATGAATTTGCCTTACTGCGTAACAAGTGGTTAGGCATTATCAAAGGGCTAGACATTAAGCAATGGCAAGTTAGTAATATTATTAAACTGCGTGTTGCTGGAATGGAAGACGCTACACTCTAAAATAATCAAAATGAAAAACTGCGCATATAAATATTGTCATGAGCAAAGACGTAGTTTTAGTAACAGGTGGATTTGATCCACTACATTCAGGACACATAGAATACTTTAAAGCCGCCAAACAACTAGGTCATAAACTAGTAGTTGGTGTCAATTCAGATGAATGGTTGACCCGAAAGAAGGGCAGACCATTTATGTCTATCAAAGACCGCATAGCTATTATCAAAGAACTTAAAATAGTTGATCAAGTTATTAGTTTTGATGATAGTGATGATAGTGCTTGTAACGCAATCTTCTATTTGTTAAGCACAAACGGCGACGGCACAAATATTATATTTGCCAACGGCGGCGACAGAACTAAAGAAAATATTCCTGAATACAAAACATATGGCGGTACACCTTGGGTTAAATTTGCTTGGGGTGTAGGCGGCGAAAATAAGATGAATTCATCTAGTTGGATATTAGATGAATGGAAAACACAAAAAACTGAACGTGATTGGGGCTATTGGCGTGTGTTGGATCACAAACCAGAAAAAGGTTACAAGGTAAAAGAGCTTGTAATCCTGCCAGGAAAATCATTGTCAGATCAAAAACACTTCAAACGTAGCGAACAATGGATTGTGCTAGAAGGTGTTGTTAAGATGGAAACTGAATGGCAAGGTAGAAAAGATATTATTCATCTTAAGCCTGAAGATTCAAGACCATACAACATTGGTATAGGCGTTTGGCATAAAGCAAGTAATCCTAATGGCGTACCAACACATATCCTTGAAATACAACGTGGTGAAGAATGCGTTGAAGAAGATATAGAAAGAAGGGACAAATGAAAGTATTTGTAGGATACGATCCAAGAGAGGACATTGCTTATCAAGTTTGTAAGCATAGTATTTTAAGTAAACAACCGGACGCAGATGTACGTCCTCTCAAACAATCTGAATTAAGACAAGCAGGATGGTACAATCGACCTGTTGATAAACTTGCGAGTACAGAGTTTACATTTACACGTTTCTTAGTACCAGAACTTTCAGAGTTCAAAGGATGGGCATTGTTTATGGATTGTGATATGATTCTAACAACAGACATCAAAGAACTATTTGATCAAGCAGACGACCAGTATGCTGTTATGTGTGTTAAGCACGACTATAAAGTTAAAGAGAGTTTTAAAATGGATGGACAAAAGCAAACAATCTATCCACGTAAAAACTGGTCTAGTGTTATGTTGTTTAACTGCGGTCATCCTAGCAATGCAAAACTTACACAAGACTTAGTAAATGAACTAGAGCTTAACGGAGCATACTTTCACAGATTTAGTTGGCTAAAAGATGAAGAGATCGGCGAGTTAGATCATACATGGAACTACCTAGTAGGTGTGTACGATGACATCGAAACTCCTAAACTAATTCATTATACTGAAGGCGGCCCTTGGTTTGAAAATTATAGAGATTGTGAGTTTCACGATCTATGGAAAGGCGAACTTTTTGACATGATGGGATCGAAATGAATCCTAAAGTTGTAGTGTTCAAGAAGTTTATTAATAAAAACTTTCCTTTAGACTTCAATATACCGAACTGGCATTTTATAGATTTTGATGACCCAGAACGTGAAACTGCTGATGCTTATTTTCAAATTAATATAAACAAATACAAAAATTCAACTGCTGATGAGTATGATTTTATTGAAAAATCAAAAAAACCAAAAATAGTTTTTGAAAGTAATATATTTAGAAAAGGAACTGAACAATTTTATTTAAATCATTTGGTAACGGAAAATCTAGATAAAAAGTATCATAGACTAGGATTTGATCACTTCTTAAGACAAGGAAAATTTAACAATCATAATAGTCCTCCGGATAGATGGAATCACATTAAAAAATTACAAGGATTAGAAGTAAAGGATTGGCGTACATCAGGAAAGCATATACTACTTGTTTTACAAAAAGCTGGTGATAGTACACTCAACAAGATGTATGAAGACTACGGCACATATTATAACTGGATAGAAAATACCATAAATGAAATTAGAAAGCATACAGATAGACCGATAATTTTGAGACCTCACAAACTCAGAGCCAAAGTACCTTTAGCACCATTTTTGTCTGAAGATAACAAAGTTTATCTTTCTACTTCATTCGATAATCGTTCGAGATATGAAGGCGGAAAATCACTAGAAGAAGATTTTAAAGATGCTTGGGCAGTAGTAGGTTATAATAGTAACAGTCTTGTCGAAAGTACACTAGAAGGAATTCCAACTTTTCCTTTAAGCGACGAAAGTGTTGTTTGGGATATATCTAATAAAAATAAATTAGAAAAAATTGAAAATCCCTTTGTTAATATAGACAGAACACAGTGGTGTTATGATGCCGGTTATATGCTTTGGAATTACGAGGAAATAAACAACGGTGTTGCTTGGGAGCACCTAAAAGGAGTATATTTTAAATGATAGACATAAACAGATTTCACCAATCACCTTTGGTGCCTGACAATACACTAGATCCTCCGGAAAACCGTGTTGAACATTTGAAGCACACATGTAAACAAACTACAATTGATGGACACATTCTTGAGTTTGGGGTACACACTTGTAAGTCGGCAAATATTATTGCTCAACATTTTCCTGACGAGACTGTATACGGATTTGATAGTTTTGAAGGACTACCAGAGGATTGGAAAATCAGTTTTAATGAAAAATTTAACAAACACAAAAAAGGTTACTTTGCTTTAGATAAGTTACCAAAGCATGAAAGTAATGTTACACTGGTTAAAGGATGGTTCGACGAAAGCATACCTAAGTGGTTAGCAAATAATAAAATAGAGCAGATTAAATTATTACACATTGACGGCGATTTATATTCTAGTGCCAAAACAGTGTTAACAATGCTAAACAAATATATTGTTCCTGGAACTATTGTATTATTTGATGAATTGTATCCTTGGGGTAGAAAAAGATATGAGCGTTGGGCAGAACACGAATGGAAAGCTCTTAACGAATGGGTGGAAGAATTTTCTAGAGAGTTTGATGTTGTATCGCACAATAGACATCAGCAAGCCGCTATTAGAATTACAAAATGATTTTTCTAAGCAAAAATAATCAAGATCAATATATTAACGAAATGGCAAAAGGTGTTGGAGCAGTTTCGACATCTACTGACAATTTTGTATATGAGTCTAGCAAAGATNCTATTGTGCTTAGAGGTATTCTTAAAAAGAAAATTATCAAACAGTGTTGGAAAGATAAGCGTGATTTCTATTATGTCGACACTGGATACTTTGGTAATGAAAAAACACCTAGCAATCCCAATGGATGGAAGTACTGGCATCGAATTGTTAAGAATGATTTACAACACGGCGAAATAGTTGATAGACCAGATGATAGATTCAAGCAGTTTGGAAAAAAGATTAATCCGTGGAAGAAATCAGGTCGAAAGATTCTTGTTGCGGCACCAGATGAGAAGCCACTAAAATTTTACGGACTTGATAAAGATCAGTGGATCAAAGACACAGTATCAACTATTAACAAATACACAGATCGTCCTGTTGTAGTACGTGATAGAGCCAAACTGCGTATTGATCGTGTTAACAGTACACTAGAGCAAGCACTAGACGATGATGTATTTGCTTTAGTTACATTCAATAGTATTGCCGCTACAGAAAGTGTATTTTATGGCATCCCTGCGTTTACACTAGCACCATGTAATGCGGCTAGTCCAGTATCTTTACAGGATCTAAGTCAGATNGACAGCCCGTACTATCCTGACCATGATAAAATATATAAATGGGNCTGTCACTTAGCATATGGACAATTCCATTATAACGAAATGCGTGACGGAACATGTTGGAGAATAATAAATGAAAGTTAAAGTCTTTTTAGAAAGCGCCGGAAATTTTGATGAGAGAGACATTTTAAAAAATTTCTATGATGGTATTAAGATGTTTGAAAATACCAAGTCAGATGTTCCCACAGACAGATTAGAAGTCGAATGGGGAATGTCACAACAATACGAGCACTGCGATCTAGCAGTAATGATGGGCAGTTGGAAAGATCGAGATAGGCCACATCATAATACAAGAAGAGATATTGTAAAAAATGCTCCTATGTTTCTTGTAGTAGAAACACCATTACTGTCACGAGTTATGTTTGAACGCAGTACTCAGCACAGAATTGGAATCAACGGGTTCTTAAATCATAATGCTGTATTTACTGCTGGAAACCACGGCAATGACAGACTACAAAAATTAGGTGTTACATGGAACGGGTGGAAAAATGATCCTAATGGACATATTTTGCTAATGTTACAGTTGCCGGGTGATGCTAGTTTAAGAGGCATCAACATGTGGCAATGGGGAATGTGGGCTTATCAAAATATTAGAAAATATACTAAAAATAAAATTATTATTCGCACACATCCAGGTCATCATCCTAAAGAGATGGACACTGTTTACAAATTTATTTCGGATGTATCTCTAAACGAAGATAAAAATGTTGAAGTAGTTATTGGTTCAAAAGAACGTCCTTTACAGTCTGATCTTAAAGGAGCATATTGTACAGTATCTTATAGTAGCGGAAGTTCTATTGATTCTGTACTAGCAGGTATTCCTACCATTGCTATGGATCCGGGCAATTTTGCTTATGGTATTAGCAGTAATTATATTGAACACATTGACGGCGATAATTTAAGGAAAGCAGAAGATAGAGACATTCTTCAGTGGATGAATAATCTTTCTTATAGCCAGTGGAGTGTTGAAGAAATGGCAAGTGGCAGAGTATGGCAACATCTTAAACCTATTCTCGATGTTAAAACATTAGAAGCACATTTTACTAGAGCAAAAGGTAAAGGCAAAAGATGAAATTCGTAGCATACCTAACAGGTTGTCCTCCTGGACCAAAAAACAAACACAAGCATGACTTGTTATGGAATTTTGTACAGGGCGTTAATTCGTCAGGTGATCAGGGAATTATTCATCAAACAAGAGATATTATCGATGCCGATGTTGCTTTTATTCAGGGATGGGTACATCAAAACAGTAGTATAACTCCGCACCTAATGGTGAGAAAAAACGTAATAGATCATCAAAAAAATCGTAAGAATAGATTATTAGTTGCTGATAGTAATTTGTTTAATTACATCGACGGTAACAATAAAAAAGATTATATTAGATATAGTTTTGACGGGGTGTTTCCGACCACTGGAGAATATTTTAATAGAATAGTTCTTACTCAACGATGGCAACAAATATTTAAAAATAAAGGAATAGTTTTAAAACCCTGGCGTACTCAAGGTAATCATATTTTAATCTGTACACAAAGAAATGGAGGTTGGAGTATGAAAGGTTTAGATGTTCCGACTTGGTTGAACAACACCGTTAACGAAATTAGAAAGTATAGTGATAGACCTATTGTTGTTAGAGGCCACCCTGGAGATAGATATCACAGACAGTATATTGATCAAAAGAAATACGTTCTATCTAATAAATCTCTTATAGCACAAGATTTTATCGGGGCACATGCTGTTGTTACATATAATAGTAGTCCTGGTGTTGCCGCGGCAATTGAAGGTATTCCTGTATTTGTTACAGATCCTGATGCTAAAATTAGTCAAGCGTACGATGTAGCAAATACAGATATTTCAAAGATCGAAAGTCCTAACACATTTGAGAGAGAACAGTGGATAGCAAGACTAGCAATGAGTCATTGGAACAACGAAGAAGTTAAATCGGGCGAAGCATGGCGTCATATTAGACAGTTTGTGTAATGATTTCGTAACTAACTAACGGTAATTGCTTCCAGTTTTCAACATAATAATCCCAGTTTGCTTTTTCAAAGTTGCTGGGATTTTTATTTGATTCTTTTACTACAACTCCACATCCTTGATCAATTAATACTAATTTAAAAGTAACATCTGATCTATTAGAAAGATCAAATGCTAACTTGTATACATCTCCCAACCAACTACCGCTACAAATAACATCTGGATTTGCCATTGCTTCGTTTCTAGGAAGCATGTCGTGAATAATCACTACACCATTATCATTTAAACAATCTAATGAGTTGTTTACATCTCTAGTAACTTGTTCATACTCGTGCAAACCGTCAACAAAAACAACATCATATGTATGAGAATTTTGTTTGAAGAATTCGTCACTAGTCATACGCATGTTGCCTCCTCGTCTAGGATCAACACCATACATTGTATCAACGTTAATATGATTCCATATTTGATTTTTGTCACATCCAATTTCTAGATAACTTTTACAATTTGTTTTATTAATAAAATGTTGTATTAGTTGTAATCTTTCTTGAGTTCCAAAATTAATTTCTATCATTACATCAACCTATCTTTCCAAGTTTTTGGTGTAGCATCATTTACAATTTCTAGTGGGAATGTATAATCAAACGGCTTAGTACCACGCTTTCTAATATAGTCAGCTGTCCTAGATACAGCAACTTCAATTGTGGTTGTTGTTTTATAATCTAAAAGTTCACGTGCTTTTTCTGCTGAACACATAGCATGTTTAACTTCTCTAGGACGATCCTCCATATGAATAGGAGCATGTTCACAGTTAGTTTCTCTTCCTACAAGTTCTGCTAGTTTGTTAATAGTAATAGTTCCTTCGTCAGGACCAATATTAATAATTTCATTTACTACATTTGGATCTAGTGTCATTTTTTCCAAACACTGAATACAGTCATCAATATAACTAAAACAACGAGTTTGTTCGCCGTCGCCATAAACATACACAGGCTTACCTTGTAAGTTTCTATTGAGCATAATACTTAAAACATTACGGAACGGATCATCATATCTTTGTCTTGGGCCTACAATGTTGTGTGGCACAGCAATGTTCCATTCCATACCGTGTGTTTCACACAAGGCCTTTAAAACCTCTTCTCCTGCTACTTTAGCAATACCATAAGGGTCAACTGGTGCTGGAGTCATATCTTCTGTAAACGGTGTTTGTTGAGACCCGTAACGTGCCATTGATGTACAATAAACAAAACGCTTTACTTTGTTTTCTAGTGCCGCACTAATAGTTGCTACACTTGCTTGAAAAATATTTCTAGTGATGAAGTCTGGACTCACGACACTTAGACCTTCGTGTGCCGTAGCGGCTGTATGAACAACAATATCACAGCCCTTCATGATCTCTGTCATTCTTGCTCTGTCACAGCAGTCTACTTTGTATAACGATGCTTTTTCGTTTACATTATCTTCGTAGCCGCCAATAAGAGTGTCGTTTCCAACAACTTCGTGACCTAGCTCTAACATTTTATCTGCTAGATGGCTTCCTAAGAATCCGGCGATTCCTGTAATAAAAATTTTCATACTTTACCTCTTATTCTTTGTTGTAGTAGATTAATATCAACTTGTTTGTATTTGTCGCATAGTGACCACATTTCTACATCTCTATCTCTTACCCAAGATCTGTGATATCTATTAATCGTTTCATCGCCAACATTACTAATTATAGGCATTACAAAGTCTGGCAAATGAATATATCGTCCGATTGCTTTTGCTAAATCTCTTACCCAGAAATCAATATAATGGTGATGAAAAAATATAGGAACAAAATATCCAACAGTATTGATCCAATTTTTATGTAAGAAAAAATGTGGACATTTACTTTTACTTAGTGTACCTGCTTTAGGCGATACTAATACTAATTTATCAGGATACTTATTAAATTCGTTTACAATACGCTGTCCCCAATTAGGAGTTTCAACTACAGCATCATCGCCCATTAAAAATACAATGTCATGTTTTGCTTTTTTAGCAAGCTCGTTCCAACTGTATACTGGTGATCTATCAACACCAACTTCATAGTGTTGAGGATCTAATAAGTCTTTATAACTTTGTAATTTAGGATCGTCTTCATTAAGATATATTAATATTTCGACCGGAACACCAGGACTTTTTAATAAAGAATCTACCATACGTTTGGCTAATTCTGGTCTTCCTCTGCTAGGGCAAACTACACTAATCATAACATTTCATACTCAAAATTTTGACATGTATGCCCTTTGCGTACAAATCTAGCACCATTTCTTAGGTGAAACTTTTCAGCCATTTCTGTTAAGGGAGAAAGTGTAACCATTCTCTTAACATAAGGATATTCTCTCTTTATTCTCTTTGCTGACTGTTCGATTATTTCTCGCCCAGCGCCTTTTGAATAACTCCATACTGTATAAAATACAGCAACGTCGACTCCTGGCCATTTTAAATCCTGTTCCGTTAATGGAACTTCATCTGTAAATGCTACACATATAACAGCATCAATATTTCCATCGTTTTCTAATACCCAAACATCTCTGCCGGATCTTAGTCTCCAATCTGCTGATATATGAGGTCTTACAGGATCGTCTTTAATCAAACCTAATTCAGATTCTTTAATTGATCTAATCATCTTTACTCCAAAAATCAGTACGTGTTAAACTTTTCTTGCCGTCTTTTTTAATCAACGCTCTGCCCATGATATAGTTATGTATTTGTATAGTTACTATTCGTTGATTAATAGCATTATCGGCAGGCAAATAAGATTTGTTGTATTCGTCGATTAATGCTTTAGCGGCATGAGGTTTGATAGCATACCCACAGCAACCTGGCATCGAAGATTGCTTGTATACTGACGCTGTTGGCTCGCCTTCTGGATTATCGAGATACTTCATGTACCTTTCGCTCTTAGCTGGATGACCCAAAGCAATAACTAATACATCTTTCCAATCGATGTTCTTAAATCCGCGAGATATAACAATGTCATCTTCCCAGATAACAATAGGTTGATCAAGTTCTACACATTTTTGCCATAGTCTATAATGACTATAAAAACAACCTTTAACTCCAGGTACCGAAACTTTGCGGATTGCTTTGTCGTTTGAAATTCCTTCTTTAGATGGGCCTTTAATACCAATAGGATGAATTATTCTACCTTCTTGCTCCATCATACGTTCAGCATCCCATCCGTATGTGCCTTCAAACAATTCAGCATCTATATCAAACTTGCTTAATTGATTTTTAAGATTTGTTGCTGTGTTTAATGATGCTTCGATTTTTGATAATGTAATTATAAAGTGTTTCATTGCCAATATGATTCTGTTCTTTTAACTCTCAAATCTTTTTCTAAACTTTTGCCTGATACTTTTCTATTACCTTTGAGGTGATCTAAGTAAGCACCCCATTCGCAATTAATCAAAGGATGGCCTTCACCTTTGATTAACCCTTCACTCCAGTTGTGTCCAATAATCCTTGATGTAGTTCTAACTTCATCAAACACAAAACTATCGTGCCATTCATCTAATTGAAAAATTCCATTTTCGGCATCATCATACATGTTTTGAAACTGTCTAAGAAATTCGTGTGTTCTTGACGATTTAAGATTTAGAGAATACAAACCGCATTCTGTATATTTTCTAGCTCTTCCTAGATAACAAATATCAACATTTTCAGGAACTAACTTTTGTAAAGATTCATATGTTAACGGACTATGGCATACAGTATCTGCGTCCATCCACATCAGAACGTCTGCCTTTGATCGTTTAGCGCAATCAAAGATAGCATAAACTTTGTGAGCAAAACGCACAGCCTGCCACTTAAACGGCTTGTGTCTATCTTTAACTTTTGCTAGCCTTTCTACTCCACTAACATCGCCGTTTGCTTTAGGAACATTTTTCCATGTGTTTACAAAACTTTGTAGTTCTACTGATTCAGGTAAAACATGAAGTCTATCATTCTGCTCTTCAACATTTACATCTTCAGCATACACCCAGAGATGAACTTCTTCTGGCCAGTTTTCTAAAAAGGTTTTAATCATACGTTTACCGTATTGCTGATACCCTTGCTTGTGAAATGTTGTTACAACGACAAATTTTCGTTCCATGCTAACTCCTGTAATATGCTACTATTTATTGGCTAAAAAATTACAAGAAAAGATCTTGATTTTATAACAAAACGATGTTATTATTATTAAATGTTAGAGTCTGAATACATAGAAGATATCTTTTTAGCCTTCTCCGATCTTGTGTCGTATGATAGGATTGCCTATCAGCCACAGGATCATAAACCCATTCTGAGCTTCAGAACTATTATTAAAAATAAGTCTCAGCTAACACAAAAGCAAGCAAACTTTATGATATTGCTTTTGAACAAATACAAAAGACAAATTAATCTATATCACAATATAGATATCTCAGATACATTAGATAACCCGGCATGGCGTTCTACATTTAGAACTATTGATTATACCAAATCGATAGAACTGATGAAAAATCAAGAAGGTATCTTATTAGCAAAAATGAAATTTCCTTATAATATCAAGGACGAGTTTGAAAAAGAACTTGATAACGATTATAAGAAAATTAGTTCATATGATAACAATGAAAGATGTAGATACTTGCCTCTACTAAAAGTCAATCCTGTTAAATTGATGGACTTTTGTATTAAGCACGGATTTAACGTATCAACAGAATTTAGCGAGTATGTTGACTATGTAGAAGAAGTGTGGCAGCACCAAGACGACATTACTCCGTATTCAATAGTAGACGATGATCAAATTAAATTAAAGAATGTTATTGAGTCAGCTGAAAAATACTTTGACCAACATAAGAAAAATAATATGTTTCATGATGCCATCCTCGCAAGACAAATGGGAATACATCTAAGAACATCAGAATCTAATATAGCATTCAACATTGCTTCAAATGAAGAAAGAATATTTTGGACACCTAGTATAACCGAAGTAGTAAAACTGCTTGCTGGATGTGATTTAGATAAAGTTGCTATTGTAATAGATAGGTCTTCAAATGTTAGTGAATTCATAGAGGATTTACTTGACAAGTTGAATGAATTCTGTTATAATATTGAAAACATTAGAGTTTGTTTCAGAGACTCTAATACTACTGTTGAAGGTAGAGAATTCAACAGACTAATAAAAGAAAAGAAAATCGGTGGGCCAATTGAAACAGGAAAATTATTCATTTTTAAACATAACATACCGAAATGGGCAAAAAAGTCTGCTAAGGAGTTTAATCTAGTGCTAACTAATAGTATTACTGTTCCAACAAATGTATCCACTAGAAACTTTATCAATGAATGTCACGCCTGTTTAACAGTGAGTGAATACGTACCTAATGTTCAACAAGGAATGAAAATTGTCAAGTTGTAAATTAGTAATTAAAGACGAAGTGAACGTTAAAGTCGAAGGACTTGCTCTAGAGACTAGACGTAAACTAGCAAATAAATTTAAGATTGATGTGCCATGGGCAAGATATCAACCATCATATCGTTTAGGTAGATGGGATGGTACTGTTGCGTTCTTTGGTATTGGCGGCACAGGTTATATGTGTCATTTAGAAGAAATTGTAAATGTTTTAGTAAATGATGGGTATGAAATTGATGTTGAAGATCAACGTAATCCGATCAACTTAGAGTTTAGTAAAGTTACAGAACGCTATTGGGCAGACCAAGGTGTATGTTGGCCCGAAGGACATCCTGCCGCAGGTCAAGAAATTATTCTACGTGATTATCAAGTAGACGCAATCAATAAATTTTTAGAAAACCCACAGTGCTTACAAGAAATTGCTACAGGCGCTGGCAAAACTATTACAACAGCAACATTAAGTAACAGCATTGAAAAATACGGACGCAGTGTAATTATTGTACCTAATAAATCACTAGTCGAACAAACAGAAGAAGATTATATCAACTGTGGCTTAGATGTTGGTGTTTACTATGGTGATAGAAAAGATTTAGGAAAGACACATACCATTTGTACGTGGCAAAGTCTTAATGTACTAGATAAGAAAAGTAAAAACTTCGAAGATGCTTTATCTCTTAAAGAGTTTTTCCAAGATGTCGTTGCTATTATTGTTGACGAAGTACATCAAGCAAAGGCAGAAGTTCTTAAAAACATCCTTACAAGAGATTTAGCAACTTGTCCTATTAGATGGGGATTAACAGGAACTATCCCCAAAGAAAGATTTGAAAGTGAAAGTATTCTAGCAAGTATTGGTCCTGTTATCGGACAATTATCAGCAAAAGAATTACAAGACAAAGGCGTACTTGCCGCATGTCATGTAAACATTCTACAAACAATCGAAATAAAAGAATTTAGAGATTATCAGTCTGAGCTCAAGTATCTTGTAACAGATCCGGATAGAATTAAATGGATGGCTGACAAAATTAAAGAACTAGCTTTGACTGGAAATACCCTAGTACTAATTGATCGGATTGCTACTGGGACATGTCTAATGGAAGAAATACCTGATGCTGATTTTATTAGCGGAAGTGTTAAATCAACCGACAGAAAAGAAACGTATGACGAAGTTAAAACAAGTGATAACAAGATTATTGTGGCTACCTATGGTGTTGCCGCTGTGGGCATTAATATCCCTAGGATTTTTAATCTGGTTCTTATTGAACCCGGGAAGAGTTTCGTCCGTGTTATCCAAAGTATTGGACGAGGCATAAGAAAAGCTGAAGACAAAGACTTCGTACAAATTTGGGATATCACTGGAGGCACCAAATACGCTAAACGCCATCTTACACACCGTAAGAAATTTTACAAGGAAGCCCAGTATCCATTTAATATAACAAAGGTAACTATATGAGAATACTAACACTAGAAAACAAGGCGTTTGATTTAAACGAACTGCCTGAAGACGTAGAAGAAGATACTAGATTCTCGGTACTTGATAATTCAACACCAAGCGATCCGGACTTTTTCTTTGTGCCTCTTATCTTTTTAGAAAGTTTTAATGCGCCTGCCATCGTATTGCGTATTGGTGGACATGAGATACAAATGCCGTTAGATTGGAGTTTGGTTGTGGGAGATTCGGAAGCAGGAAGCGATCCGGAAGTACTGCCGCTAACTAGTCTTAATGAACGTGGATTTGAAGCTCTTTCCATTAATCCAATAAAAGGGTTTAGACCCGAGTACCTACCAATTGAAATTGTTAATGTCTATCAAGATGTTAAATGGTACTTTCCTAAAATGAAAAACAACCAACTGTTGACCGTTCCTCTAGATGATGGCTACAACCCTGAGTGCGCATTTTTCGTAAAAGAAATCTCGAGGCAATGTGAAACACTATTATTAGAAAATCTACTATGACACAAACACAAAAAGAAAAAGACCGAGAATATCTAAAAGAAAAACTAGAAGAATTTGTAGCACGTGGAGGCGTAATTGAGAAATGTCCACCATGTACTAGAACAGAAGACATCCAGTATAAGCACAAGTTTGCTAAACGTGGAAGAAAGAAGAAAACAGAGGAATGAAAGGATTATGACAATGAAAGCAGGAAAGATTTGGGGACAGACTGAACTCATTCATGCTAATGGTGTACTTGAGTTTCATCGTATCGAATATAAAGCAGGGTACAAATGTTCAGAACATGAGCATCGTTACAAGTGGAATGGCTTCTTTGTTGAGTCGGGTAAGATGATTGTTCGTGTTTGGCAAGACGCTGATCAAGAAGGTTTGGTAGATGAAACTATTCTAGGTCCGGGAGAGTTTACACAAGTAAAGCCTGGCAAGATTCATCAGTTTGAAGGCATTGAAGATGGTGTAGCATTTGAGCTATACTGGGCAGAATTTAATCACGATGACATCGTAAGAAGAACGGTAGGTACACAAGTTGGGAAATCTAATTCCAAATGAACCATTAATATATGAGCGTGCCAACGGTGTTGTGTACGCTCGTTATCCTGGCAAGCCAGATATTCCTCGCTGGATAGTTGGCGGGGATCCGGGTGCTGTTCGTAGAGCACAAGGTGACCTATTAGACTACGCAGAATGGCAACAACTATGCGAACTTGCCGAAACGAATGAAACACTCAAAAAACTACTTGACAAATTAGTCGTAACGTATTATATTATTAAAGATGGATCAGAAACTAAAACTTAACGATATTCTCGGTGCTGTAGACTTAGGTGCTCACGATGTGTGGGACGAGTTTACAGATGAACAAAAGAAGTCTGTATCATTCTTCTTGCTTAATAGATATGTTAGTCATGTCAAAACAAGCAATAGAGAATTAGCAGAACACTATTTGATTTTGACCAATGAGCTGATGAATAAAAACTTTTATGAAGTTTACAAACATCCTAAGCTCATGTGGCAACTGATGTGTGCTTGCGGACATGAAAGTAGGAAAGTACACTATCACGAATGGATGGGTGTAAAGCGTAAAAAAGATGGATCGTCAAAAGCAGTTAAAGTGCTTGCTGAGATTTATCCTAACGCAAAAATGGAAGATGTTGAATTACTAGCAACACAACTTACTAAGAAAGATATTAAACAATTAGCAAAAGATCACGGCTGGGAAGATAAGAAGATTAATGAGCTCAAACTTTAAGTGTGGATATTGTGGTAAGGTTTTTGTAAAAGAAAAAACCTTAATGGTACATGTTTGCGAAAAGAAACGCAGACATCAAAGCCGCAATGAAAAACATGTACAGAGTGCGTTAATAGCGTATCAAAAGTTTTATGAACATGTACAAAACACAACTAAAAAGAAGTCGTTTGAAGACTTTGTTGGTAGTCCTTATTACAATGCTTTTATTAAATTCGGTAGCTTTGTTGTTAACGCAAGACCTATCAATCCAGAAAAATTTATTAATTGGGTAGTTCGAAGCGGAGTTAAATTAGATCATTGGTGTCGCGATGAATTGTATGATCGTTATCTATTAGAATTAGTTAAAGATGAATCAGCTGATGCGGCAATACAACGATCTCTAACTACTATGTTAGAATGGGGACAAGAAAATAATACTCCATTTGAGCATTACTTTTTATATGCTAATCTAAATCGAATTACACATGATGTAAAAGAAGGATTAGTTAGTCCTTGGGTATTACTAAATTGTTCAAGCGGACGCAAAGCTCTATCAAGCATGAATGATGAACAACTTGAAATTATTTCTGTAGTGCTAGATCCTAGCTATTGGAAGTCAAGATTTCAAAGTAGGATCGCTGACGTTGAACTTGTAAAAGAAGTTATTAAAGAGGCAAGTATACCATGAGCATGCCAGACATTGATATAGATTTTGCTGATAGAGACAGAGCATTGGCTCTTTTTAAAACTATTAAAGCAAGTCGTGAAGATTCAAACGAACTAGTACAGCATAACACAGGAGTATATCTACATAAAGTTCCTACACATGCTCCTAGTGCGTTGTGTTCTGTTGAATACAAACAAGCAGAACAAAATGGATACTTCAAATTAGATTTCTTAAATGTCGGCATATATAAAGATATCACATCAGAAGAACATCTTATCCAACTCATGAACAGGGAGCCATTATGGGAATTACTAACCGAGCCAGACTTCAGCAACAAATTATTTCACGTCGCAGGACACAGCACTATACTAGAAACAATGAAACCGACAACAATACCGCAACTAGCGGCAGTTTTGGCAATGATACGCCCCGCGAAGAGGAATTTAGTTGGACAGCCGTGGGATACGGTGATGAAGGAAGTGTGGACGAAACCTGAGGGTGATGAGTACTACTTTAAAAAGTCACACGCAACTGCTTATGCTGTTGGTGTAGTAGTACATATGAATTTATTATGTGAAGAACTTACGGCTTCTTCGGAGTCCGTACAAGAGTAATTGACTTGCGCTTAATGCGTTTAGTTATAATATTGTGTAAACTAGTAACTGGTCCTAACACAATTTTAACATCTTTAGTAGCAAAATTTCTAATTGCGTGTTTAAAAACTACCATATCATTTGGCATGAAGATGTTAATAGGAATTTGTCGATTTGATTCCCACCACCATGATTCGCCCATCTCTAAAAACAACTTCTTCTCTTCTTCTGAGCGTAGTTGTTCATAATCGTACATGCTGGTAATTTGTTGATCTTGATTGATCACTATACCTACAAACTCGCGATCAACATAGTTAATCACGGTCATATATGGAAAGTTTTCTTGTGTTTGCTCGCTGATTCTCATAGTATAAATATTGTTATTAATGTATAGGGCATAAAATAATGCAACTTAATTCAAGTTATTTATATCCAATGAAACTGGAGATCTTCCAAAATGGAGACTCTTACATAACCGAGAGGTATAACCAAGTGTATCAACGACCATATTATCTATATAAGGGAGTGGACAACCGTTTGGATGTTCACGTTAAAAACAGCGACCAAAAAAGCAAAAACATGACAGGGCTGACTGTTGTGTTTAATATTGTAGCAACTGAGAGCGGCGAGCTTGTAAAGCAAAAAGACTGCGAGGTTTACGATATTACAACTGGTCGGTTTTACGTAGACTTTAATGAACAAGAACTGTACGATCTAAACGTTGGTTATTATACATTTAGTTTACACACTGTCGATGCTCGCGGCACCAAGAGACCATTGTTTGGCGATAGCCAACATGATACACGTGGTCAATTGGAAGTAAGAGATAAAGCATATGGAATTGAAGTTGAAAGCCAAATCATTGATACATTCTTAGAGCAAGGCGCTAACACAAATGTTTTTGTTAGTGAAGTAGTAGACGCACATGCTCAATTTAACAGCAACAAAGGACTTCATACTTTTGCGCTATATATGAATAACTATAGCGGCGATGTTACATTTCAAGGAACATTAGAAGATTCTACTGATCCTGTAGAATGGATTGACATCGATTCTACAACATATTCTGGAAGCAATCTTACCTATAAGAATGTTTCTGGAATATGGAGTAATATCAGAATTAAGCACAATTTGGTAAGTGGAACACTTGACAAAATACTATACAGATATTAAACTGTATATATGAGTGCGGTAACAGAGATATTCAAAAGCAATCTTCCCTTTAAAAAGAAGGAAACTCCAAGCGGTTGGACTAGTTTCAATGCGCCTTGTTGTCATCACAGAGGCGAGTCTCCAGATAAAAGACAACGTGGTGGTGTAAAATATAATGAAGGTTTTGTATTCAATTGTTTTAACTGTGGCTTTACAGCTAGTTGGAAACCCGGTAGACAAATTAGTAACAAATTAAAAAATCTAATGCGTTGGCTCGGCGCACCCGATGATGACATTAATAGAATGGTGTTTGAAGCACTCAAAGAAGAAGCACCGGAAAATAGAAACAAGCCTGCTAAAGAAATTATTACATTTCACGATAAACCGTTACCTGATAATGCCAGGCCTATCGAAGACTGGATAGATGAGGACTTACCAGAAGATCAAGAGAAACAATTAGCAGAAGTTGTAGCATATCTAGTACAGCGTAACTGTGATCCGCTCAGTGAACATTTTTATTGGACACCTGAATTAGGATATCGTGACAGAGTTATTATTCCGTTTATCTTTCAAGAAAGAACTGTAGGTTATACTGCTCGTAAAATTAAAGACGGCAAAACAAAATACTTGAGTGATCAACATCCGCACTTTGTATTCAACTTAGACAGCGTGACTCAAGAACAAAAGTTTTTATTCTTAGTAGAAGGTCCATTTGATGCTATTGCTATTAACGGTATTGCTCTATTAGGTAGCGATGTTAGTGATGAGCAAGCAAGGATAATTAATAAGCTCGGAAAAGAAATTATCGTAATTCCAGATCAAGATAAAGCAGGATTAAAATTGATAGATACTGCTATTAAACATGATTGGAGTGTAGCGTTTCCTAATTGGGAATCAGATATAAAAGATGCTGATAGTGCTGTTCAAAAATATGGCTCTTTATTTGTGGTTTTAGACGCCATAAAAAGCTCACATAAGGGCAGTATTAAGTTAGCTCTATATAAGAAAAGTTTTGAAAAACAGTTGGAAAATCATGCCCTAGCGATGCCGGAAACGCATTGATTTTGGGGTGATTTTAAAAGATGGTGTTTTAGGAGGGTTTGTATGTGCAAACTATGGAAAAAATTTAAGGATTGGCTTGCTTACAGGAAGCGTATTAAAGAACTTAAGAAGCGAGATCCGTTTATCTATAAATGAAAAAAATTTTGTTAACAGGACATACATCTGGACTCGGAAAAGCTCTGTATGACTTTTATAGTCCAAATCACGATGTAATTGGTATTAGTAGATCAACAGGATATGATCTAACTAGTGAAGATACCGTGCGAGCTATTGCTGATCAAGCAATGACATGTGATGTAGTTTTGAATGTAGCAAAAGTACAGCCAGCGCAAAATTTACTCCTGTTAAAAGTAATCAAGCAATGGAAAGAAAACAATCACTGTGGACACATTATTAGTATTGGCAGTATCGGAACTAACTTTAATAGAGATACATTCAATGATTGGCTTGACGCCGAAGCATTAGATTATCTCGCACACAAGAAAGAATTAGAAAATATACACAACGATCTAGCGTACACACATCCATTTAACAAACAGCCGAGAAGTACTTTAATCAAACCGTTTAACATCGGAGCAAAGGAAGGCGACAGAAGTAACGAGCCTTATTGTTCTCAAGCTGATATTGTTGAACTTGTAGACATGTGTATTAACAGCAGATATTGGATCAGCACCCTGGAGGTAAGACAAACATGGTAGTTTGGGGAGTAACAGCATACAATCATGATACTAGCATAGCAGTGGTAGCACAAGACGAATTAAAGTTTTTCAAGTATTCTAAAGGTGTAGACTTTGACCCTGAGTTAGCAAAGCAAGCAATTAAATCAATAGATGTAGGGCCGAGTGTTGTCGCTTGGTACGAACGTCCTCTGTGGAAAAAGACTAGACAAGCATACGCAGGTCAATGGGATGCCGTTAAAGATTTTTCAGTAATGCCACACAAGTGGATGAAAGATTCTAATGTACAGTATGCCAAACTGAAAACATTTCCACATCATAAATCACACGCGGCCGCAGGATTCTTAACATCGCCTTTTGATGAAGCAACTATTGTAGTAATGGATGCTATTGGCGAATGGGAAACTGCTAGTATATGGCACGGCAAGGGAACTAAGATAAAGAAAATGTGGAGTGTAAGTTATCCAAACAGTCTCGGATTGTTTTATTCTGCTTACACTAAACTGCTTGGATTTAAACCTATTGCTGAGGAACACCTACTACAAAAATTAGCAGAACAAGGTGACTCAGAAAGATTTTATAAAAAAATCAAAGAAAATTTTAAATATCCAATGATACTACAAGAAAATCTGCACAGAGGTGTATGGTTCTGGGATATTGAAGTTACTGATGAGAACAAAGCAGACATTGCCGCGGCAGTACAGCGTGTGTTTGAAGATCAAGTAGATTGGGTTATGCGCAGAGCATATAATGAAACACGTTGTGGTAATTTGATTTATATGGGCGGCTGTGCTATGAACGGAAAGTACAATCAAAGACTAACTGAGATGTGGGGGCAGGTGTGGAGCATTCCATTCCCTGGTGATCCTAGCAGTGCTATTGGTGCCGCATTGTTGGCTGCCAACACACGAGTAGAGTGGACTGACGAACTAGCAAAACACTTGGAGATCAAAGTTAAATGACCTGTGTTAATGCTTATATGAATCTACAGATTCATCCCAAAGGTATCGTGAAGCCTTGTTGTATGAGTAAGAAGCAACTGGTAACCGATGACGGGGATACTCTGTTAGACGAAGCACCAATCGCAGAGTTTTGGAATAGCAAAGATAGACAAAAGTTTATAGATGATCTAGAAGCAGGAATTCAAATACCAGAATGTGATGCTTGTTGGAAAGAAGAAGCCGCTGGCAAGCAAAGTAAACGTATCCGTGATAACGAAAAGTTCAAAGATAGAGTTTTCGCAAGAGACAGTATGCCAGAAGTATTAGACATCAGTCTTGGAAATACGTGTAATCTAAAATGTAGAATATGTGCTCCAATACACAGCACACAATGGTTACAAGAAGAAGCCAAACGATTATATCCTGAAAACCCAAACGAAGAAATACGTAAAAGCAGTTTCTGGAGATATAAAAAAATATTTGATAGTTCCAATCGTATGTTGTGGGAAGGACTAAGAGAATTATATCCTAGTCTACAACATATGGATCTAGCAGGCGGCGAACCTTTCTATGTCGACAATCATTGGAAAATACTAGAAGACATTCACCTGTCTGGCTACAGCAAAAACATCAGTCTACACTATAATACCAACGGAACAATTTATCCGGAGAAATATACGCAGTTATTAAATAACTTTAAAAGTGTAGATATTCAAATAAGCAGTGACGGTGTAGGTAACAAATTTACATATCTTAGACATCCTGCGAACTTTGATATTGTAGAACAAAACATCGATAGTTTTATGAAGCACACTGATTGGAAATTAGGAGTGTGTATTAGTGTTAGTGCGTTTAATGTATATGATATATTTGAAACGTTTGAACACTATGCTTCCAAAGGCATTGGCATCTATATCAATATGGTACATGATAAACGGAGTCCAAGAGTATTGCCCAAACAACTAAAAGATGTTATAATAACGAAGTTAAAAAATTCACAAAGCCAATATGAACCTATACATTGGCAAGTACAACGTGATATGATTTGTGATTACATTCAAAACAATCACGGTACTGATGAAGAGTTTGAAGAGTGGTTAGATGAGATTGTGATGCGAGATGTTATCAGAGAAGAAAGCTTCGGTGATGTTTTTGTAGAATTCAACTCACTAATGGAAAAAATGAACTTGCTAAAAAACAACAAAGGTCGTATAATATAAACATGACAAAAGATTATGATTACGATATACAAAAATTATATCTTGAAATGATGATGGCAGATGCTGAAACGTATGTACGTTGTCAGGGCATCTTTGATAGCACATTGTTTGATAGAAAACTACAAGACGCGGCTGAGTTTATACACACATACGCACAGAAGTATTCAGTGCTTCCAGAGTTTGATATGGTGAACAGTGCGTGTAAAACTGAACTAAAAAATCCTGGCGAACTCAAGGAAGGGCACACTGAATGGCTCATGGATGAGTTTGAAAGTTTTACAAGACACAAAAGTCTAGAGCGAGCAATCATTAGTTCAGCAGACCTGCTGGAAAAGAATGACTATGGACAAGTAGAAGCAATAGTTAAACAAGCAGTACAGATTGGTCTTGCTCGTGATATGGGTACAGACTACTTTAATGATCCTAAAGCAAGACTGTTAGGACTCAAAGACAAAAACGGTCAGGTTACAACTGGCTGGAGTGCGCTGGACAAGAAACTGTTTGGTGGATTCAACAGAGGCGAATTGAATATTTTCGCAGGTGGTTCAGGTGCTGGTAAGAGTTTGTTCTTGGCAAACCTAGGTGTTAACTTTGCTCTAGCAGGAATGAACGTTGTTTATCTAACACTAGAACTTTCAGAAGCACTTGTTAGTATGCGTGTGGATAGTATGGTAACAGGTATTGGTACTAGAGATATTTTTAAAAATATCGACGATGTTGAAATGAAAGTTAAGATGATTGGCAAGAAGGCTGGTATGTTTCAGGTCAAGTATATGCCAAGCGGTAAAACAGCCAATGATATTAGAAGCTATCTAAAAGAATATGAAATCAAAGCAGGCAAGAAAGTAGATGTACTATTAGTTGACTACTTGGACTTGCTGATGCCTATTGGTAAAAAGATCAGCGCAGAGAACTTGTTTGTAAAGGACAAGTATGTATCAGAAGAACTGCGTAACCTAGCAATGGAACTACAGTGTGTGTTTGTAACAGCGGCACAGTTGAACCGAGGCGCTGTAGAAGAAGTAGAATTTGATCACAGTCATATCTCAGGCGGCTTGAGTAAGATTCAAACTGCGGATAACGTATTAGGTATCTTTACATCAAGGGCAATGCGTGAACGTGGACGCTATCAGCTACAGCTGATGAAAACACGTAGTTCAAGTGGTGTAGGACAAAAGATTGATCTAGGGTTTGATATTGACACACTGAGAATTGTAGACTGTGATGAAGGTGAAGAAGAAGATACAGGTTCACAACGTTCAAGTTCATTGATCAGTCAGATCAAAGCACGTAGTTCAACGGTCACTAGTGATGAAACCAGTGACGATCCAACAGACGGCGCACCCGTAAAGAAAATCAAAGCAGAAGTAGGTTCATCCAAATTGAGACAGTTTATCAATACACTGGGCGACGACGATGAAGTCTAGCAAGCACGTTCTTACAGAATGGCTTATGAAGCAAGAGCACTATGAAGTTGATTGGCCTGTTGTTAGAAAGAAGCTAGGAAATTTCTTAACTGATTGGTTACTGGCATTAGATACCACACAGGGTTGTGTTTATGTGTATCACAATCTAGACACCAATCACGCTCAACTGGTTGCTGAGTTTTATAATGATAAAATTGAAGAAGATTTTATTAGAATAAATACGATATGCGCTTAAACGATGTAATCAATGAAAACGAATCCAAACGCAAGATAACAGTTAACCGTAGGTTAAATCCTGTCTTGTGGGAAGATGAAAAAACAATCAAGGAAGATGTTCGCAATGCTCTATTGCGAATAGCAGATCATTTTGAGAAATTTATTGGAGTAGATCTTCCTGTGGTTGACTATACCATTACTGGTAGCAATGCCAACTANACATGGAACAAATACTCCGATCTTGATCTACATCTAATTGTCAGAGGGGAAGTCACTGACGAACAGCGTGAGCTTTACACAGCCAAGAAGGCATTGTGGAGTGACCAGCACTCAATAACGGTGAAAGGAATTCCCGTTGAGTGCTATGTTCAAGGCAGCATTGTGGAGTGACCAGCACTCAATAACGGTGAAAGGAATTCCCGTTGAGTGCTATGTTCAAGGCATGGAAGAACCACATCACAGCACTGGAGTATTTTCAGTTGCTCGCAACAAGTGGATCGACAAGCCTGAAAAAACCAAACCATCTGTAGATGATGCCGCTGTTGTCAAGAAGCGTGAAAGCATTCTACATGATGCTAGCATAGCACTACTGAATCCAGATATCAACCGACTACGTGCTATAAAAGAAAAGATCACTACCATGCGTAGAGCAGGGCTTGAAAAAGCAGGAGAGTGGAGCACAGAGAATCTAGTGTTCAAAGATCTACGCAATCTAGGTATTATAGATCAAATAACCAACAAGATACGAGAACTTGAGAATCAAGAACTTAGTCTAGAACAAAGCAAGGTACTGTAATGGCCACATACTATCCTAGTTCAGTTATATCAGCAATCAGTGATTACACGGCTTGGACAACCACAGGCAACCTAGTTGCTGACGATTTCAGTCAAGTGCGCTCAGTCAGCAAACTCAGCAGTGTGGCATTGAGTCTAGCAGGCAGTACCAGTAGCACAGACAACAATCCTACAACCATAGCACTAACCAACGATCACGGTATATTCTTTTCAAGAACTGCTCCTTTGATTGTGTCAGGCTTTGGCATCAATCACACAAGCACAGTCAATGGTATTGAAGTAACCATACACAGCCAAAGAGGTTCGAGAGTAGTAGATTGGGATATCAGTTTGTGGGATGGCGCAAAAAAGATCGGTACTAATCAAGCAGAAGATTACACTGTGAGAAACGATCACGATCAACCCAAGATACCCAACAACTCGCAAACCTATGGTTCCAGTACATCGTCATGGGGTACTACATTAACTGCGCAGTTAATTAATGATCCTGGTTTTGGTATTTCAATTGAAATGAGCAGTCATCCACTAACGCCACATGCGGATACTGTGTATATTGATTCAGTTAGTCTAACTGTATATTAACTTGGAGTAGTATCTACTTCAGATCCCCACACAACAACATTCACGTTGTCTGAGTCGCTTTCCACAATAATGTATTGACTTTGGCTCACTGATACGCCTGTGCGTTCAATGTGGCCCTTGCCTGGAATTTCAACATCGTATTCAATCCAGTCTGTGATGTTTGGAGTTTGATTTGGACTCACAGCAACTTTCACAAACACAGGTGTATAATTTCTGTTTACCACATTTACTGTGGCAACTGTGTAGGTCACAGGTGCTTGATACACTGCTGTGGCAGATCCACCTGTTAGATCATTTACTGCTAGTCTTCCGTTCATGTACATCTCCAAATTTGTTGTGCTTGAATATTTATCGTCGATAACTACTGTTATGAGAGCAATTGGAACACTAGAAGGACAACTGCCCAAATGGTTATGTGACCGTGTGCGCAGTATGGACGGAGAACTTAGACCAGGTGCTGAAGTAGCACCTGCCAGCCAAGCACAGGTAGCGTCATATGGCGCAATGCCTGGCGCACAGTGGAGATTCTACTATGCTGACACGCTGGGAATGAGCACACAACCCTGGAGCATTCCGGGTGCGGAATCATATCATTGGTGGATTGTGCGACTGGATCCGGGCTGTGTGTTTCCACTACATACTGATACATTTGATCGCGATCACACACGCAGACTGTGGGTACCACTAACACCTCCAACTCCAGGACATGTGTTTGAGATCAACGGCGGTGTGTTCAATGACTTTGTGGTAGGCAGCATATACGAGTTTGATGATCGAAACCTAGCACACGGTAGCGCAAATTTCAGCTGTGAGCCAAAAATAAGCCTGCAAATAGTTGTTCACGAATAGGTGTTCCACGCCTTATGCCCAACGCACGATCTGCGGGATATAATTCTATGCCCACCCGATTGCTTTGATTGCCACCCAGTATCTGATAGTAGGTGCGTCCGTTTCGCACAGTACTGCCCCAGTAGAATCCCACATGTCCCTGCCAACTG